TAACACCAGATGAATCAACCCAAGATAATTGAACATAGTTAACGTAATCTTGAGGTATAGCTAAAGATAAACTTGGTGGTATTGTAAGCTCTTGTGATTTAACAGATTTTAAAGTATCATAGCTAAATTCTTGTAATCCTCTTTTTGCGTGAAATATAACATCGGATCTTTTAGCTCTTGGTATTATTTTATCTAAACCAACATAAGCAACCATAAAATTATTAACGATGTCAGTTAAACTTACATAAGCATAGCTACCATAATTATCCCATATTGATTGCTCTAATAATTGTATAACAATTACATCTGTTAAAACAGGTGCAACTACTAAAGTTATAGAATTACCACTAACAGTATAGTCAGTGGTTAGAGTTAGTTCAACATTATTTTTTAATACTTTAAAATTAGGATTAGGTGATAAAGTAAGATTAGTATCACCCGTCCAAGTGTATGGACCTGTACTTACAGAATTAGTAAAAGCTTGTTGACCAGCATAGTATTGAGCATTGGTTTCATTTATTAATCCCATATCTTATTATCTTTTTGAATTTACTTCTTCTTGAGCTAGCTCTTGTGATGCTGCTTGAATTATTTGTGGGTCCCTTATTACAATACCCGAATATTTTAATATTTCTAGTATAACTTCTGTTTGCTGACTTTCACTTATTTCAAAGTTTACAGATCCAGTAGTAGGAATTATACCAGCGCCTGTATTGGTTGGCTCATATATATATTGACCTAGTGAACCAGAACTATAAGCCCAAACAACGTCTAAAGGTTTTCTAATGTAATTAAAACCAATATCAGATACTTGTGGTCCTGTTACAGCTGGATAAACCGTTAATTTGTCTTCTTGATATATAGCTACTGGGAAATCAGTAGTTGGTTGAGTAAGTGGAGAAAGCTTTTGTCTATGATATTCTCTTTTACTTACTATTTGTATTTCTGGAGAATTGGTACCTGTTTCATAAAAAGCAGATCCAAATCTATGTAAATCTGTAGGTTGTGTGTAAACATTAACAGCTACAGCTGATGCGCTTTCGTTTTTCTCAAATACTTGAAATTCTTCACGAATGTGATCCATTCTAGATGCGAATTCTACATCTGTTTTAGGCATACGTATATATTGGTTATAGTCTTCAAAAAACTTTTCAAATATTTCTAATTGAACTTGAGTAGCTATTTTATTAAACTCATCAGGTGTTAAATATCCTCTTTGCTCTTTGTTAAGAATACTTAATACTGTGGTATATACCGTATTTACGTTTATTGCCATTTTAATATTTTTAAAAAAAAGGGTGGCGTAAACCACCCTTATTTATAGTCACTTGTTATTTAAGTTTTTTATCTATTGATTTATAAACTTCAAGTCCTTCATCTGTTTTAAACCACGCAGCCATAGCTGAATATGGGTTTTCATCAAAAGGCACTGTCATTAGTTTACGACCATTAGCAGCCCATTTAAATGTTCTTTGGTCATCATCAAGTTTTACTATTCTAGCTTCAACAGCTCTAATTGCAAAATTTCTTAATTCAACATTCTCATCTTGAGCTAAATCTAATAATAAAGCAGGTTGCTGCTTAGCAAAAAGTAATAAATCTCTTTTTAACTCTTTAGAGCTTAATTCAGTAACAGAAGAACCTTTTTCTACTCTTAAAATAGCTTCAGCTTTGTCTATGTCCATATCGTAAGCCATATTCATAGCTGCTATTTCCATTTCAAGATGATCAAATTGATCAGTAGCTTCTTCAACCTTATCGTGCTCAGCAAATAAAACTCCTTTATGAGGATGTTTAGCTAGAAACTCTTGTAAATTTCTTTTTTCTTTAGGAACCATTAAATGCCCAGATTCAAAAACAATATGTTTTAAAGTAGCTGGACCATTTTGCTCATCTACAAATATACTTTTTTGGTTAGTAGCATATCTCATTTCTCTTTCATAACCTTTTTCTGAGTCAAACCATACACATGGGTATCGCTTAGAATGTCTAGATGTTATTGTAAATGTTAATGGTGTTTTACTTCCTAATAAATAGTAATTTCTATCTTTATACTCCCAATTATCTTTTTTTGGAGTTTGTTTTTCTTTTGTTTCCATAATATAATATAATATAATAATTAATAAGACCCCGCCGAAGCGGGATCTTATTATTTGTTTTATACAATAGCTATTGCTGATGCAGTTACGCCTTCAGCAGTAATTATTGGTCCTTCTTGGTTACCTTGATAAGCTTCTACAGCAGCTATAACAGCAGCTTCAGCAGCATCTTGAGTACCAGCAGTGAATGTTAATTGTATAACACTTGTTAAACCAGTATGATGTAAATCAACTTTGTCTGATCCTGACTTTTTTACAAAAGCCACTTCATCTAAACCAATTGGTCCAACACCGTTTACTTTAATAAATCCCATAATTTCTATCTTTTAAATATTAATAATTAATTAAGCTCCTTTGAATAACACGAAGTTATTAGCAGCTTGAGTTACTAAACATCTCTCAGATAAGAAATTAACTCTCATAACATCAAGATCAGAAGTATAAGCTCCACCTACAGATCCAGTGATCCAAGATTTCATCTTTCTATCTTCAGATTCAGAAGCTCTATATCTTACGTGTAAGAATGGTCGTCTGATATTTGATCCTAACATTTGATCGTATACTGTAGTAGTACCAGCAGGAACTAATACACCATCAATCTCATTACTTAATCCTCTAGTTGTAGCATCGTTTAGATATTTCCAATCAGTTTTATAGAAGTCATAAGAACCTCTTCTAAAACCAGAAAATCCAAAGTTTAACGCCATATCACCGTCGTTCTCAAATAATCCGAAAGAAGCAGCTTGAGTAGAAGCGAATCCACCATTAACAGCAGCAATCATATCATCAAAATCAAGAGCAGTAGCTCTAGATAAGAATAACATATTTTCTTCAATAGCACCTTGCTTGTCTAGTTGTTTAAGGATTTCATCAAAATCACTTAAAGCACCAGCACCAGGAGCAGCAGCTCCAGCAAATCCAGAATATACGTTACCTCTATCTTCGATAGCAGCAAATAAACCTTCAGTACCTTTGATATTTTGTTGTGTAGCAGGAGCTTGAGCTGGAGTTGGTGTAAAACCAGTACCAAAGCTAGTAGCAGCAGTACTCATTAATTCACCTTCAACCATAGCCATTTCAAGATAATCTTCAAATCTCAATCTAGTTTCAGATTCAGCTTTTAGATACCATAAGTATCCAGATTGTCCATCTTCAGTAGCAACTTCGATCCATCCAATTTGAGCAACGTCAGAACCAGCTAGTTCATAATTGTCTTTAAGTATAATTGGAGAATTTTTACGAGTAGTTACACCTGGCTCAATAGCTCCAGACATTCCATTAGTTCCTTTTGGAAATTCAGAACCATATACAAATAAACTACAAGTACCACCAGTAATAGCAGCAGGAGCAGCAGCATCATAAGCTTCTGCAACTAAAGTATAACCATCAGCGTTAGAACTTACCACTAACACTTTCATGCTAACTAAACCAGTACCGTTGTCAGTAATTAACAATGTATTACCAACTCTAATACCTGAACTAGCAGGATTGTTAGCACCTGGTGTTATTACAATGTCAATCTTTGGAAAACCACCAGCATTAACAGCTACAGCTACATCATCATAAGCAACGTGTAATCTATTTTGCTCTGTCCAAATTACTTGATCAGATGTCATTGGCATTTCAGCGCCAACCATTCTCAAGAAACCTCCTAAAGTTCGGTTTCCGTATCTTTCTACTTCAGCTTCATAAAGCTCAGGTAGATATTGTTGTGCCCATTGCGAAAAACCAGCGCCTTGAAAATCGATATAATTATCTTGTACAGCTACTTGATTTGGCATTGGGGTAATAGAGGCTGGGAAGCCCCCTCCAGATAATCCCATAATTTCTGTTTTTTTTAGTTGTTGTTATTTTTTTATTTTAAATTTCAACTTAGAACTATCTGCGCCAGTGACTGCTTTTACTTTTAATCCATTAATAAACACATCACCTCCAGCTTGCGGCCTTGGTTCACTTGTTATATTTTTAGATTTTGCCATCATATTTTTAATAGCGTCGGCTTTACCTTGCTCATAGAAATGATTAGCAATAGTATCTGCATTGTCAGCAGCGTAAATAGCTTTGTGATAACCCACAGTATCAACAACTTCACCCTCATTGTTTAAGAACTTCTTAACAAACGTGTTTAAGTTTGACTGTTTTTCTGCAACATCATAAGCGTTTGAAACATTGTATCTAAATTTCTTTTCACCTAAGTTAAATTCAAAACCTTTGAAATCATCAGTAAAAAACTCATTAGTTTTATCTTGAAACGTTTTATGACGCTGTTCAGCTATTTGTTGTTCTTTGTTGTATCTATTGAAAAAGTCCATGGCTTTTTGTTGTTCCTGAGTTACGCCGGGTCTCAACTTGATTTCGTCGTAATATTTACTCTTGGTATCATCCAAAAACTTTCGGGCTTTAGCAATTTCTTCTTTATAAGCGAGTTTTTTCTTTTTAATATCTCGCTCTTCATCCACGTCTTCATCATATGAAAAATTATCTTCCATAATGAAATTTATTTCTTCTTGATCAAGATGTGGTTTAGTATTTTTATAATATTCTCTAAGTAAAGAAGTATCATCGATTTTAGAATAATCTCTATTTAATCTAGCATAATCTTCTATAGTTCCACCTGTTTCTTCCATAAAAGAAACTAATTTTTCGATATTTTCAGGTAATGGTTTTCCAGTAACCTTTTCATCTCTTATAGCTTCTTTATATTCTTTTTTAACTTCTTCTACTTCTTTAGCAGCTTCTTCAGTTATTTCAGATATAGGTGATACTACTTCTTTTTCTTCTTTAGCTTTAGTGGCAACGATTTTTTCTTCGTGTGTTTCTCCCACTTCTTTGCCATCTCCGGATGGTTCGCGTACATCCACTTTCGTTGTGCTTGACTCTTGAACGGCATCTTCTTTTATTTCTTCTTTTACTTCTTCTTTTTTACTTAAATCAAGTTTATGAACTTTGTTTGATTTAGTTTTTATTGAAGGTTTTTTAGCCTTAACCTTCAAAGGCTTTACTTCTTCTTTTTCTGACATAATATAATATAATAGTTAATAAAATATTAGGTTTTAACCTAATAATGGGTTTTGTTGATTTGATTCAAAATCAGTTGGTAATAAATCGTTTTTACGTTGATCAATAAGTTGGCTCTGTTGAGTAGCTTGTATCCTTGTTCTTTCGTCTTTACGATCTTCAATCATTTTTTCTTTTGCACTCATTTGATCTTTTTCCATTTGCTTTAATTTAATATCATATTGATATTTTAATTCTAACAATTGTCTATCTATTTTAGCTTTTTGTTGCATTTGGTTTATTTCAAACTGAGATTTAGCTTGTTCTACTTGAACTTCTGTTTCAGCTAAAGCTTGTTGCTTTTGCATTTCTGCTAATGCTGCTTTTTCAGCAGTTTCAGCATTTGCTTGAGCTTGAGCTTGTATATTAGCTTGAGTAGCTTGTTGATCTCGTTTTTGTTTAGCTTTTCTTCTTTGCTTAAGCATTTGATTAGCTAACTTAATATTTTTAATTTCTCTTAAATCTATAGCATCTTCTAAATCTATACCACCTGATTTCAAAGCTATTTGAATATTTTGTTCTAAAACTTGTTTCTCTTCTTCGTCAGGTTCAAGCTCTAAGAATATACCAAAATCGTGTATATTTAAATCAGTTAGTTCATCTAGCGTAGCTACGTTATATCTTGATATGCTATTTTCTAAAGCTTGTCTAGTAAATGGAAACTCTAATGAATCTGCTATTCTAAGAGATATATTTTCACATGTTCTAGAAGTTAAGTAAAGCATTGCTTGCATTAAATGCCTAGTTGCAGTATTACTATTGGCAGCAGCTAATTTCTGTAAACCTACTAAAGCATTTTTATCAGGGGTTGATCCATCTCTTGCTTCGTTAAGTCCAGTTACATCTCTTATCATTTGTAAATAGTATTGATAAGTTTGTATAAGACTTTGTATTTTAGCACCGCCTGATCCAGTCTGTAATTCTTGTATTGGAACTTTACCTCTATTTAAATCACCGTCTTGAGTTAAACTTCTACCTACAATAGAACCAGTTTGGAAATACATATTCAAAGCTTCAGCTGGATTATAATTAGTACCATTACCTAAATCAACTTCAGCTAAACCATCCATATCTAAATAAACACCATCAGGCACTACTCTTGATAATACTTGTTGTATTTTAAGATGTGTTAATTGAATCATATCAGCAAAACCAGTGATACGATTAACTAATGAATCTATACGTCCTTTATACATTCTAGGAGCGCATATATTATAATTCATTTTAATTCTTGTAGTATCAGCAGTTGGTCTAGTCATATTCTCTGCTAACTCCCATTTTAACATCATAGGATGTCCTAATATCTTAGCTCCACTATATAGTGTTTCTATAGTTCTAGAAACTCTATCAAAATTATCGTTTTCAGGTGGATTAAAAGTATCAGGTTTTTCTAATGCTTTTTCAAGACCAGTATTAGTTTCTTTAATTTTAAATACTTGATCAGAATAACTTTTATATTCAAAGTATAATACTTGTACAGTTAAGTCATCATTTCTACCACTCCAGTTTCGTAGATATTCTTGATTACCTGGATACTTTTGTATAGTTTCCATTTCTTGATCTGTTAAATATGGAAACTGCATTTTAAGATCAGATAATGAAACTGTCTTTACTTCACCTGCATAATATAAATCTTCAAAGTTAGGATCTTCAGTATATGAATAAACTAAAGCAGCTGGATCTACATAATCAACAGTTATTCCTTCAGCTTTGTTCCAATTTGTTTTAACAGCTCCTATACCTAGTATTGTTAAATCTTGACATAGCCTACGTCTAGTTAGATCATATTTATTTCTGTCTAGCACATCGTTAATAACTTCTTCTTCAGCTATTTCAACAGACTGTTTATAGTCTAACTGTAAATGTAACTGTAACTCTTCTTCGCTTTCTAAACCTAATTCTTTACTAATCTTACTTTGTACATCAACTCCTAAAGTTTCTCTAAGTTGTTCTATTAAATCTCTTTCTTGAACATCTCTCATTAACTCTTTAGCGTAGTCTGTTCTTTTCTTAGTAGAAAAAGGATCTACAGCATAAGCTTTAATTTCATAATTTCTTTGTGACATACCATTAACTACTATGTCTACAAACTTAGATATAACAGGTACTGGCTTCCAGTCTAAATTAAGATAAGATAAATCACCATTAACAGCTAATTCATCTTTATATTTTTGTACAGGTTGCTCGCCTCTAGCATATAATCTTAAGTGATGATAATTGTTGTAGTTAGTTGCATATCCAGCTCCATTATTGCCTCTGCCGCTGTTTCTGAACCATTCGCCTTCGATTGCTCTACCGACAGCAAGACCATAGTCTAAAGTAGCTTTTTCTGCATCAGGTACCACCTGATCCGGGAATGAACTATTATTAGTAGTATAAATCATCTATTTATTTTATTATTTTTGAACTTAATCCATCATTGTTATATCTTTTTATCCCTAAATTAATAGGTTGATATTTTTTTTCTGGATTTGGTCTATACTTATTTTTATTACAAGCCATAATAGCTAAACCTGAGCTTATTGAAGCATCATGCTTTGTTCTATTATTAATATTAAACTTAGCCCAGTCTTCTAATGTCTTTTGATGGTACATGTCACCGTATCCATCTTCTCTTAATCCTACATAAGTTTCTATATAAGATTCTATAGCAGCAGCATGTGCTTGCTTAATGTCTTCACTTGAATTAGGTATTCCACCTATTTCTCTTTCAGTAGTTGATAGTTTATTCCAAATTTTATCAGGACGATTCATAGAATAACCTCTGTAACCTCTTCTTTTTAAATAGTATAAAAACCTAGGTTTGTTATTTTCAGCAAGTATAGGCATGCCATAAAATACCATAGCCATTAATACATCTTCAAAAAATATCTCAGCTGTTTGTGGCCTTGATATATACTCTAAAAAGAAATGATTTGGCGGTACGTCTTCCATTGAAAACTTT